GATGCTGGGGGAGAGGGGATGAAGGCCGATAATTTGTTCGGCGTTTATTGTGGCGGTAATCCAATGAACCTACCCAATGCGCCACAGCCAATATTCTGGGAAGGCTGGACGCGAATCGCGAACTTCGTTAACAGACGCGATGCTGGGGGAGAGGGGACGGGCTGGGTTAGCGTGGCGGAAAGATTGCCGCCGAAATTTGAGCAAGTGTTGGTTAATCTGACGCCAGTTCCAGAAGGCCCGAATTGGTATCCTCGCACAAACTGTGTGCTCGCTTGGCAGAAGCGTGGAATGTGGTTCGGATCATTTGTTGACATGCTTACCGGAGAGGTTAAATCCGGAGAATTCCCAGACGACATAATTACGCACTGGCAGCCCCTTCCCGCCCCACCAGCCGAGCCGCATAAGTGCATTGCCGAAATTAAGCTTCCAGCAGGGCAGGGATTTTTACAATGTCCAATCTGCGGAGCCACTACCGGAGTTGAGCCAGCCGCCGAGCCGAGGGAGCCATGAGCCATAGAACAGTCTGCCATTTCTCTTGCGGGGCCGCATCGGCGGTAGCCACCAAACTTACCCTTGAGTCCTGCGATGATGTTGTAATTTACAATGTGCTTGTACGCGAAGAGCACGAGGACAACAGGAGGTTCTTGGCTGATTGCGAGAAGTGGTTCGGCATGGCAGTTACGGTTCTGCAAGACCAGAAATATGGAGCCTCGACGCACGAGGTATGGGGAAAGCGTCGATTCATGGTTTCTGGGAAAACAGGAATGGCCCCTTGCTCTCACCATCTTAAACGTGACGTACTCAATTCGGTTGCTGAACCCGGAGACGTGATAGTTCTCGGTTATACGAAAGAAGAACGACACAGAAAAGATCGTCTCCTGGCAAATTCCCCTTATGAGACATTTGCATTCCCGTTGATTGACCGCGACCTTTCTCACGATGACTGTCTTTCCATCGTAGAACGTAGTGGGATCGTCCTGCCGCTCATGTACCGCATGGGATATCGGAACGCTAATTGCATCGGCTGTCCCAAGGGAGGACAAAACTACTGGCAGAAAATACGTCATGATTTCCCTGAGCAATTTGTTCAAATCAAGACTATTCAGGAGGACATAGGGCCAGGGGCTTATTTCCTGCAATTCCGAAGCGGCCCGCGTAAGGGTGAGCGGATGTCTCTTGCTAACCTTCCATCTGGGCATGGCAACCTTGCAGACGAGCCGAGCTTTAGCTGCTCGTTTCTCTGTGAAATGACCGCCCGCGAGTTGTCTAAATGACCGGGGCCGAGCCTTCGCGGAAGGAGCAGGAATGAGCCAAAATGCGGAAAAGCCTGAGAATTTAATTGAGTTCAAGCGTGGCCCGAGAGAAGGAACATTAAACCCTGTACGCGCCAAATGGGACTCTTGCAGGCACAAATATACAGTCATCGACGAGGAAACGAGAACTGTTGAATGCCGCGATTGCAAAACGCACCTGGACGCTTTTACCGTGCTTTGGGAAATAGCAATCCAAGAGCGCAGATGCTTGGAAGAATTGGATGCCTGGGAAGCGCGGCAAACCTCTCTGCTTTCTGATCGATATGATGAGATATGGTTGAGTCATTCTTGCGATGTTACAGTCCCGCCCGAAGACCCAGAAATTAGGCAGGTTTGGGATATATTCGCGGAATACTTTGGGCCGAAATTTACCAGTATGTACCGGCGCAAAAAGGGAAAACGGGCAGGGATGGAATGGTATGGAAGGTCAAACCACGGAATGACGGTATCTTTTATGTATGCGCGCAGTCAGTTAGCAACTAGATGCGTGTTCGCCCCTACCGTGCCACTGGGAGAGAACGATGTTTAAAAAGTTTGCCGAAGTATTCTCAACATTGAAGCCACATAGCCGGGCAGGGAGAGAGCAGCAAATGCGCCGAACAATCACGCGTGTGACTTGGAATGATTCGAGCACTATAAATCGTGGCGGATGGACTTCCCTTGATCAGATTAATCCCGAGGCGATTTGTACATGCGTTTCTATTGGCTGGATTATACGCGAGAACAAAAAGGAATTGGTATTAGCTGCTTGTGAAACAGTAGACGGGCCATTTGGAAGGATCGCGGCTATTCCAAAATCAGCGATATTGAAACGGGAAAATTTTAAGCACAGTTAAGCGCGTGTCCGCCCCTACTGGGCAGGGAGAGAGCAAACCATGAGCGAGCAGGGCAAAATCCGCAGCACGGACTGGAAGAAACTTAAGGATAAGCGTTATCGGGAAGAGTATGCGACAGCGATGCTCAAGCGCATGATTCCTTTCCAAACTCGCGCAATCAGAAAGAAGCGCGGTTGGTCGCAATTCCAACTAGCAGAAGCGGCCCAAGTAACACAGGGCGTGATCTCTCGTGCCGAAGACCCTGATTATGGGAACCTGACACTCACCACAATCGGGAGAATTGCTGCGGGTTATGATCTAGCCGCAATTATCCGACTCGTTCCGTTTAGTGAGCTTGTACGTTACAGCGAAAATACAACAGAGCAAGAGTTTTCTGAGATGCCTGCGTTCCCTGAGGAGCGGAAGGAGTAATAGAGAGCAAACGTTCCACAAAGAACAATCTAAAGTGCTATGAAAAGACAGCTAACAATTCTGGAGCGCGATACTTTAGCCTTGGTCCTAGAGGGCAAGAGTAACAAAGAGATTGCCGATGAGCTTGGCACCGATGAGGCTTGCATAAAAAGCCGTGTGCGTTGCGCTTTCAGAATCCTGGGCATACGATCTACCCGCCAGCTACTACCTATTGCACAGCAAACTAAAGAGTTATTGCATTTAGCGATGCACTCTGCCTAAAATCCGAACTAACTGCAGTACCCGGAAGAATTGGTTGGTATGCGGCCTTCTGGAACAGCGAACAGAGGGCCGCAACGTTAGCGATACCTTGGCGAATTCAAGGGGCAAGAATCCGTAAACGGGTAGGGCTGGAATTTCTCAAAATGGCGCATCACAAAAGGAAACGCCCTAAACATCAGAGATCTGGATGTCTATGGTGCAAATACTACAAGGACGAGCGGGAGAAATATATCCCAAAGATAAAAGGTCGTAAGCGCGGCGACTCTGCATAAATGGCTCACTGTAGCGTCCTAGAGTCCCACCAAAAGCCCACAGACAGACCTTCCAAGCGTATTAAGCGCTCTGGAGGGCATTCGCTCGTTCGGCAGCAGCTTGCGGTGTGGATTGTCAAGAATGTGCTGCTGCAAATGAGGTTTATGCGGCCTGAGGATAAACCCGCTAAACTGCCTATAACCGGTCGGCAAGAGTTCATTCCGGAAGGCCAGTTGCCACCCAAAGAGCTACCTGGCATTTACTTCAAATTTCTGCGTAAGTTGCACAATCCTGAGCAGATAAGCCTAACTTGAACCTCAAAGTACAGCGTCAAACTCTATCGCCATTCTCAACCATTGGTGAACTCTTCATTGATGGTGAGCACGAATGCTGGACAATGGAACCTATTTTCAGCACAGAGGACATCAAGCCCAGAGCTATTCCAGAAGGAACCTATTCGCTTATCAGGCGATTTTCGGCAGAACATAAACGAGATGTGCCTGGAGTAGAGAACGTTCCAGGATTCAGTGATATTGAAATTCATTGGGGCAATTTTCCAGCAGATACAAAAGCCTGCACGCTAGTAGGGCAAACAAAAGGGCCGCATCCTGATTTCATTGGCAGTTCAAAGATAGCTTTTGGGAATCTCTGGGACAAACTCGTACCTGTTTGGGATCGTGGGGAAACCATTGATATTACGTATGTTAACGCACCAATACCAAAGTCTGCTGAAAGTCCAACGGAGGTTGCATGAACTGGATTGATTTAGGGATAGGCGTAGCAAGCGGCGCCGCACTCTACTACGTGTACGACCGGTATATTGGCACGGTGAAATCAAAGATTATGGGCCTGGAAGCACGGCTCGCCAAACTGAAAGCTGCGCTCTAAATGGCTTTAGATCCAATCACAGCAGTCCTAAGCATTGGCGAATCGCTCATTGATAAGCTGATTCCCGATAAAACTGCGGCTGCAGCGGCTAAAGCTTCGCTGTTGGCGATGCAAACTCAGGGCGAACTTGCTCAAATTGCCGGCCAACTGGACGTAGACAAAACTGAAGCAGCGAGTCAGAGCATATTTGTAGCTGGCTGGCGACCTGCAGTTGGATGGACCTGCGCTTTTGGCCTTGCTTATCAATACATTATTTCCCCACTTGGAACATGGATCGCTGCGCTATTACACCATCCTGTGGCAGCCCCATCCTTGGATTTAGGCTCGCTTATGACGCTGTTACTGGGAATGCTGGGCATGGGCGCACTCAGGAGCTACGACAAGACGCAAGGGACAGCAAACGGTCACTAAATCAGCAACTTACAAACTGAATTGAATGCCATTCCAAAAAGGACAATCAGGTAACCCAGGTGGACGCGGTAAAGCCAAACCTATCAGTGACATGTACCGCAGAATCATGGCCGACGAACGTAGGCTCAAACGTTACTGCATGTCAGTCTATCGCGCGGCAATCAAAGGCGATACTACTGCAGCAAAAGAGATTGCGGATCGTCTTGAAGGCAAACCATTGCAAACAGTTGATGTAAATGACAACAGACTTAACAGTGCAGAGCGTCTTGCGGAATTACTCGCCGGCGCAGTTTCGCCAGATAGCCCAGAAATTAAGCCCGGACGACCGAATTGAAGTTGAAGAAATCATTGAAGATTGGCAATGCTCAGAGAGTTCTCTGTACTGGCTTCAAAACCTCACCAAGACTGAGAATCCTAAACATGCTGACCAAGGACTTCAATTCAAAGAGCCTTTTCCCAGGAAAGATTACTTTGCCCCTATCTTTCAAGCATTTAACACTGAAGACCGCTTGTTCATTCCAAAGACTCGGGAAATGCTTACAAGCTGGTGTGTTATGGGCGATTCAGCCGCAAAAGCCCAATGGCATAGGTGGTTTATCGTTACTCAGACAGAAGCAGAAGCCAAAGCATTTGAACTGGTTAGCTACGTTCGGATTCTGTATGAGAATCAGCCCCAATGGCTCAAAGAGCGTCATCCTCTCAAGTCTGAGCCCTCAAAGAACAACATTGAATGGGCTGATGGTGGGCGCGTGCTAGCTATTCCTGCAGGCGAGAACAAGATCCGGCTCTACCATCCAACTCGATATGTGATGGATGAGGCCGCCTTCTTGCCCGAGGCAGAGCAGTGCTTTAACGCGGCTGCCCCGGTTTGCCAGCAGATTATCGCTATCAGTTCAGCTGGCCCAGGCTGGTTTGGTAATCAGTGCTCACGCTAACCACAACATATAGTGTACAAGTGCCAGGAATCTCGGGCTGAGACTTTGGCCTACCACAACATCTTGTGTTTTGGAGTAAAACATGGCAGTTAATCTAAGCTTTCGCGTTATCTATGAGTTCATTAGCAGCACAACCAAAAAGCAGGCTTGGGACGGGCAGCAGGTCGCTTATGTGATTGCAGTTGACGGCAAAGAGGACACAATCAAGGCTGTGCTGACCAACAACAACATTGCTCGGCCTGGAGCAGTCATCAACATCGTGAACACTCATGCCGCAGCTGGCCAGTCTACGAATGTGCTCAGCTAGGCCGCCTGAGTTTATAGCTGATGGGCGTACAATCCCGAGCGCACGCGTAACGAAGTTAATGTATGAGATGCTTGAGCTCACTGCGGAAGATAAGCTGCTGGAAATTGGCACTGGCTCTGCTTCGCAGACGGTTGAATGGGCCAAATCAGGCTGTGAAGTGCATACCATCGAGGTTAAGCCAGTAGTTGAGCCGTGGCAGGTCCATGTTGGCAAAGACCAGGTTTATGCCCATATTGGTGACGGGAAGCTCGGCTTACCCCAAGAGGCTCCATTCACAGCTATTGTGGCGACCTGTGGCATCGAATCTATTCCTGATGCGTGGAAGGACCAGCTAAAGGTCTTAGGCCGGATGGTCGTGCCACTCGGAGATTCCTCAGTTCAAAGACTGACTTTATATCGTAAGAATCTCGATAATAGTTTCATTCCACAGCGCATTGCGGCTTATGTGCGTTTCTCCATGATGCGCTGATTCCAAGAAGGAGTTAAACATGATACAGAATTTAGGCAAATATGCTCACGCAGCCAGAAACCCCGCCAAGGGAACACATGCTCACGGAGCTAATCCGGCTCCTGGGTCAGGCCTGAAGCCGCCCAATCGCTCAGGGCAGAGTGAGCCGGCAGGAAACAAGATCAAGACTGGCAGCCCGGGACAGATGAGACCGAGTAACCCAATGACGAACGCTGCCAATCAGAGCGTACAGGCGCAGAGTCAGCTTTCAGCTCCTCCAGCTCCATTCAAGACGACTCAGGGAATTGTTGGTTCTGGAGCGCCGGCAACAGCGCCGTATGGCACAGTTCAAAGGATAACGGCTGGCCTTTCAGGCTCAAGGGCGCCAAAGACTCCTCAAGCTGGGCCAGTTGGCGGAATGAAGCCGAAGACGCTGGGCTTGATGGTTGGCGTTAGGCCTGGGAAGCGCAAAGTTGGCAAGATGACGGCTTCCGCGAAGAAAGGCGGCCATTCGCTGCTTTATGGTGATTAGCACTGACGCTGACCTGCTCCGTGTTCTGTTCCGCCTAGCCCATGAACATAGAATTTCCTCATCCAGGCATTCAGGTTTGGAAGAACCAGAACAACATCACGATCCTGAGGCTTCACTACTCAGCGGACCCAGACAAGACGCCTGAATGGGCAGCCAAGCAAAAACAAGGGATGACGGACCCTGCAACGTACGAGCAGGAGTTCGAGATCAGCTTCACGGCGAAGCAAGGCACACTGCTTTACAACTGGACGGAAGAAGCAACGCTTGAAAACAGTTTCCCAATACCTAGCGAGTGGACTCGTTATTGCAGTCTCGACCCTCACCCTCGTGTGCCTCATGCTTATTTATGGGCTGCGGTTGACCCCTGGGGTGATGTTTGGGTTTATCGGGAGCTGTGGCCTAGTCGTTGCTGTCTGCAATATGTTGGGGGCAAGATTACTGGCGACCGAGGCAACACGCCGGAAGATGACAACCGCTTCACCTACCGTGACTACATCGAGACTGTCAAATGGCTGGAGTCTGCACGTAACCAGCACAAATGTTTTGATGGGCGAACGGAATCGGCCCTCATCTCAGGCGCGGAAAACATCTACAAGCGGGTAATCGACTACGCCGCGCGAAGCTTTCAGGATGCTGCCTCAGATGACAAGCGAACGATTCAAGAAAAGTATGAAGGCATCTCTCAGGAGATCGGCTATTCGTTCTACTTCGAAGACGCGGTAAAAGATGTTGATACCGGCATTGAAACCGTCAATGAGTGGCTCAAGCCCAGAGAAGTTGAAGGCAAAGACGGCAAATTCATTTTGAAGAGTCGGCTTCACATCTTTCAGGACAAATGCCCAGAGCTTATTCACCAGCTCAAAAACAACCGCTATGAGTCTCTTACGCCCTTATTGGCGGAGAAGAAAGACCCTGAAGGCAAGCCGCTGAAGAAGAGAAACCATTTGACTGACTGCTTGAGATACATCTGCATGAGCGACCCACAGTTTGTTGGAGCACCGCGAAAGTATCGGCAGACGTGGAAGCCGATGTATGAAGGAATTAGCTATTGATGCCTAAATTCCTCGAAGACAAACTGAAGGCCGAGTACGGCAACAACCCCAAAGCCATCTACGGCACGATGAACAAGCTCGGCGCCATGAAGGGCAACAAAGAGACTGCCAAAGGGAAAGCAATGCAGAAGAAGCACGATAAGAAATCCGCTCTCTACGGAGATTGAGCATGGCAAAACTGACTACATCTCAAAGGAAAGCTCTGCCATCAGGCGATTTTGCTCTTGGCAAAGGCCGCTATCCAATCAATGACCCCAACCATGCCCGTAACGCTCTGGCGCGTGTCAGCGAGTTTGGTACGTCTTCAGAGAAGGCAAAAGTCCGTTCCAAAGTTCATGCGAAATATCCTGGCATCGGCAAAGGTAAGTCTGCTCTCTACGGCGACTAATGGCTAACACCCCAGTTACCGAAAGCGTTTCGGACGTAATCGACCGCCGAAACGAATCCCGCAAGCACATGCAGCAGAATTACTGGGATGAGTGGGAATCCGTCTATCGCTACTCGAAATGTCTTGCGCCGAAGTTGATGCGCAAGAACAAGCAGACTGGACAAGACGAAGAAGATACCTCACGAACCAATGTCTGTATGCCTGAAACCTCGCTCTCAATCAGGCGCTCGGTTGCTCGGCTGACTGCCAACCACCCTCAAATCAATTACACATCTCCAGACGGCAACGAGGGAACGGAACAAAAGCTAACTGCTTGGGCTTATCAGCAGTTTGACCGTTCAGGAGAAGCTCAACAGCACCGCAAGATGGTTCATACCGGCGATACCTTTGGGTGGTCAGTCTCTAAGCTCTGGTGGGACACAATCGAGCAGAAGAGGACTTTCCAGCGTTCATTTGTCGGCAGAGATGGGCAGAATGTTTCTTATCGTGACCGCGCCGGCTTGATGAGAATGCAGGGTGCTCCAGATGATGAGATTGAGCAATCAGTTCAAGAGAAAGGCCAAGACTTGAGTGACAAAGAAGTTTCCGCAGCGATTGCCAAACACGGAAACACAATCAATGTGCCTCAGATGCTCAAGAAGTATGAAGGGCCAATCTCCAAGAACGTCTTTCTAGGCGACATCTTCATTGAACCAGGCTGTGAGTTTTTAGATGTTTCAGGATGGTGCACCGAGAATTATTGGGAAGGCATGCAGTTCCTTGAGAAAATGCAGGCCAAGCAGTATGAAGACCCGAATACGGGCGAGATGAAGCCTGTTTTTGATCCAAAAGCCTGCGCAGAACTTGAAGACATGGGAACGTGGGCGCCGAACCAAGGCAGTCAACAGCCGTATGACCTGAGAACCAGATTCAGAACCATTGTGCTCAATCAGCAGGTTCCCCTATTCCCAACAAAGCTCTTACCGGGGAAAAGGTTCGATATCTTGGAGCAACATGCAAAAGACGATGATGGAAGAATGTGGATTCAGTGGGTTGGGAATGAACGCGTGTTTCTGGGCAAAATGCCCTATCCTTGGGAACTGTACGGGAAATACCTTTACACAGAGTTCGTGCCATTGTTCGACATCATATCGGCAATTGGCGACTCTATCCCGCGCCTTCATAGATTCCTTCAATCGCTACATAACTCAGGAGTGGGTCAGCGGAAAGACATAATCCGAAATCTCCTCAAGCCCCTCCTGCTCCAAAGAACAGGCGAAGATGTCGCTGACGAGCAATCGGAGTTTGCCTTTTTCCGATCCATAGTCGTTAAAGATCCTAAGAACTTCACGCTGTTTGCGCCTGAGATTTATGCGGCTCTGGCTTCGGCTTTCAATGGTTCGATGGAAGAAGAAGCTCAAGTCATGCGTATGTGGGCGCTCTCCGACCCAAGCATCAGCAACACTGAATCAGGAACCAGCGACCAGCCTCAGGCGGGGAAGACGGCGACCACTGCAGTTCTAGCGGCCAAGTCAGCCGATGCGCTTACGCAGTTCAAACTGGATTCTCTGAATTGGTACCTCAAGGAGCATTCAACCAAAAAGCTTCACATGCTCCAGCAGAACCTTCGTGAGCCCAATGAGCCTTACAAGGTAGACCCGAAATACGCGAACAAGGTTGAAGCATTAAGCCAACGGTCAAATGGCAAGACTTCGCTGGTTTGTCTTTACCCTGATGAGATTCAGGAAGATTTCGGCGTCGAACCGGAAGCAATGTCGATGCTCTCAGCCGATGATGACATTAGGCGTAATGCAGCTATGGCGATGATGCAAGCGGCTTCCTCGATGCCGGGAGTGTTTGACCCGTACTATGTTGGCAGATTCTATGCCGGCACGATTCGTGGAGTTGACCCCGACAAAGCCGTTCCTCCGCCTCAGCCTCCACAGCCAGCGCCGCCGAAAGTAACGGCGAGTGTTCAAATCAAATACCCTGAGATGCCTTCACAGGCTCAGGCAGCTCTCTGGACTGGCATAGGCGTACCAGATTC